TTTTAGTTATAGCATATTCAGAATTATTTTTATATATTCCAACAAGATTATTGGACCCATAAGATGTTTTCTTCAATTCAAATTTTACTTCCAGATCGTTATAAATTTCTGGGGCTTTTTCTTTTTCCGTAACTTCTGTTTTTTCTGTTGTTGTAGCATCTGTATTTTTCCCATTATATTTTTCAACTTCTGGCCCATAATCACAGCCAGACAAAATGCAAATCATTACTATCATTACTAAAATTGTTTTTTTCATATAAATCTCCTTTGTTTTATTTTTATTTTATAATTATATTATATTAATTACAATTATTTCCCTATATTGCAGATATATTAAATTAATTAATTATTAGATTTTAATTTTTATTTTACATATTAAATTATTAGTTTATAATATATTACAAAAAGGAGCTGTTGTTGATGGAAAAAGAATTAAAAATTTATTGCACTAAAAATTATTCTATATTTAAATTTTTAAAAGGAAATAGGAACATAGATATAACTAAAAAAAATAGGTTGAAAGAAGCAATGTGTAAAAAATTTATAATTAATCCAATAAAGGTTAATGAAAATATGGAAATATTAGATGGTCAACATAGATTCATGGCTGCAAAAGAATCCGAAAAACCAATTTATTATTATATTTCAGAAAATGAAGGAATAAATGAAGCTCGAACAATAAACAAAAATATGACAAGTTGGAAATCGTGGGATTACGTAGAATCATATGCTTTAGAAAATAGTGAATACAAAAAACTTTGTGAATTACCAAGAATTTTTCCAGAAATAACCCAGAAAAATTTTTTTATAATATCTGCAAAAGATTCATTTGCAAGAACTAAAAGAACTGATAAAACAGATATAATAAAAGATGGATTATTTAAATTTAAAAATTATAATGACACGATAAAAAGAATAAAACAAATACTTGATTATAAAATAATAGATGGGATTGATTATACTAATTTTTATTTTATAAGTGCTATATGGAAAATAACAAGGTCAAAAAAATATAATCATAAAAGAATGATTGATAGATTAAAAAATCGTCCTAAAATAAGTCCAAGAGCTACCGTTTCTGAATATATAGATGTATTACAAGAAAAATATAATTATAATTTAAATAAAAAAAATCATCTATATTTTGATGATATAGATGCATATATAAAAAAATAAATTTTAATCAATGCAATTATATAATTATTTTATTAAAAAGTGTATAATAAAATTTTTTTTGAAAAATTCCATATGATTTTTAATCCTATTAAATTTTTTCCACAGGGATATTATCCCTGTGGTTTTTATTTTGCAAAAATAAAAATGTGTTGTAAAATGCAACACAAAGAAAATCAAAGCATACTTGCAAGAAAGCAAGTAATGTATTGCAAATGTCAATACAAAACTTCTATATCGTAATTGACGAATAAGCAAATAGCAAATTATAATTAATTTAGCAAGTCGAATTAATTATAAAGTTAAAAGTGAATAGAGGTGATTTTTTGAGTAAAAATTTATTAGATAAGATTTTAATTTTATCAGAAGTCGCTGATATAATTGGAACAACAGAGTCTAACATTTTAGATTTAATAAAAAGAGAAAGAATACCACAGTCTTATTATCGATTGAAAAAATCTAAAAGAAAAAAAAGAGGAGTATATATCTTTGATGAAAGCATAATTGAATATCATGAGAAAAATTTAAAGGTTATAAAATAATATTTATAATCTTTATTTTTGTAATAAAAAAGTAATTGACACTTGGTAAGTTATAAGTTATAATAGTAAATGTAAGGTGGTTGCTAGCGACAACCACCTTACGAGAAACTTGGTACAATGCATACCGAAATTCCATTGTAATTTTAGTATACATTGTACCTCCTAAAAAATCAATAGGAGGTTTTATTATGGATATTTTTACAATGGGTTATGAAATCGAAGGGTACGAATCAGAACCAATCGAATCTTACGAATCAGAGAAAGCAGAAGAATTTGAAACATATCTTAAAACATCAGGTTATTACAACAGTTTCATTCCAGAAATGGAGGTGGCTGCTTAAATGTCAAAATACACAATAATATCAAATAGATATATGAAACTTAGAAAATCCCTTATGTTGAAATGGAAAATAGGAAAAATAAAAACACACAGATTCCTAAATACAGGTAATAAACTTTTTATAAGGGAACAGGCAGAAAAGAGAATGGCATTAAACAGTTTACTAACAAAATAAATGAGAGGGATTTAATCCCTCTCTAAAATAAAATTTCTGGAGGTTATTATGATTATGATGGAAAATTCAAATACAAACTTAGACCTTTATAACCAGTTAAGAATAGTTCCAGACGAAGCAAAAACAACTATTCAAGGTGGAAGAATGAACGGAAAGACTAACATAAATGCTATGTGGAGAATAAAAAAGCTAACTGAAACATTCGGAATTATAGGTTTTGGATGGAAAACCAAAACTATTAAAAAATGGATTGAAGATGGAGCAAATGGAGAAAAATCAGCATTTGTAGATATAGAATTATATATCAAAATTGATGGTGAATGGTCAGAAGCAATCGAAGGCAGTGGGGGAAGTTCATTTGTTGAAAAAAATAAAAATGGTCTTTATACCTCGGATGAATGTTTCAAAATGGCTTATACAGACGCTTTGTCTGTAGCTTGTAAAGCTCTTGGTATTGGTGCAGATGTTTATTTTAATGCAGATGAAAACAAATATAATAAAAATACAGGTAGTGATAATAAAATTGAAAATAAAACTAGCAATATACCTCCACAAAAGTGTACAAGAGTTGATTACATCAAAAAAATAAAATTAATCTTGTGGGAAGTTTCAGGAAAAAATGAAATAGAATCAAAAAAATTACTAGAACAATATACTTCATTTGTTGGCAAAAATGGAAATAAGGTAGCAGGAGTAACAAACACTGATAGTTTAAGTATTGCTAGATTGCAGGCTACATATGGAAAAATTAAAATGAGATATCCTGAAATAGCTGAAAAAGTAAAAAATGAAATACTAAATAAAAGAAATAAGGAAGCCTCTTAACAGAGGTTTCCCATGAGGTGAACATAATGGCAAGAAAATATTATTGGCTAAAACTTAATGAAGATTTTTTCAGGCAAAAAGAAATAAAAAAACTTAGAAAAATAGCTGGTGGCGATACATATACAATAATATATCAAAAAATGTTATTACTAAGCTTAAAAAACGAAGGTAAATTATATTTTGATGGAGTTGAAGATGATTTTGCAGAAGAGATAGCTCTTGAAATTGATGAAGATGTTGAAAACGTAAAAGTTACAATATTGTTTCTTATAAAAAATCAATTAGTTAAAGAAATTTCAGAAGATGAAATTTTTATGAGTATAATACCAAATCTAATCGGTAAAGAGTCTACAAGTGCTGAAAGAATGAGAAAGCATAGAGAAAAGAAGAAGCAATTAGAATTAGAAAATAAACAACAAATAAAATCACCAGCAAAAACATCAACTGAGCGTTCACAAATTTACAGAGCAAAAAAGAAATGTTATGAAAAACAGTATATACCATATATTGAAGATTACCAGAACGCAAAAAGATATAACGGAAATTATTATATAGTTTTTGAAAGAGACAATTACAAATGTGCAATTTGTGGATCTATTGATAATTTATGTATGCATCATATAGATGGATATAATGAATTAGATTATAAATCATCACTAAAAGAAAAATTATTAACATTATGTAGAAAATGTCATTCTAATTTAAATGAAAATAATAATTTTATACCTAGTGAAATACTTCAATCTATTGGATATTATGAATCTTGCAACGAATTTTGTGACGTCACAGTGACGTCTACCAGTTACACAGATACAGATACAGATATAGAAACAGATCTAAATACAGATATACAACAACATGAAAAATCAAATGAAAATGTTGTTGTTGTAAAAAATCTTATTGAATCTTTTAAAAAGAAATATAAAGGAGAATTGGATCCAAAATTATTAAATAATCTCATAAAAGAAAAAGGGATTGACATTGTTAAAAAATGTATTGATATATTTGGTGATTATGTCTCCAGTGCAAAGGAAGTTGAAAAGGTATTCTATAAATTTTGTAAGACCTGGGGAACCGAGGAACAATTTAAGAAGAATACTGGATATAAGAATTACAACAACAACAAACCTATACAAAGTACAAATTATGAACAGCGGGAATATGATGATGATTTCTTTGATAATTTGTATGACAATATTGATTATATAAAGTAAGTGAAGGAGGATTACATAAAATGTCAAATAGAAATCATATGGAGATTAAAATAATAAGTTTTGTAAATTTTGCTAAGAAAAGGTTTAATGATGCTGATTTTAATTATTATCTTGAATCTGTTGTAATTGGCAATGTGAGATATATAAATTCGGATTATAAGGGAAGTGAAGATATATGGGTATTGAAATAAAAATAAGTTATAGCTTGTATAAAAAGTATTCTGATTTACTGGACATAAAATTTAAACGAAGAGATAATCTTTCAAAAGAAAGGGCAAAGTTATTACTAAAAAGACCTGGCAATGAAGAAGAGCAAAGAATAGTTAACAATGACTTAAACATAGTGAATGACCAGATAACATATGCATCTGGTGAAATAGAAATATTGAGAAAGTTTTTGCATGAAATCGCAACAGAAAATAAAGAAGGTGCAGTATGAATTGTGAAAAGTGTGGATGTGAAATAGATAGGGATATAATACTACAACTTTGTAATTGCTGTTTTGAAGAATACATAAAAAATTTGGATTTTGAATATTATGAATCGAGAGGAGAAAAGGACATGAGAAAGCATAAAGAGAAAATTAAAAAATGTACAGTTGTGGAAAAACTTAATGGGTACAACAAAGATACACTTATAGAATACATAATTTCAGAAGGATTTATTAACTTTGGAGAATTAGAAAGAATTGAGAAAGAATTGCAACAACAACATAAAAAGGAAAAAGGTGAAGAGGTATGAAAAAATGTGATGTAGTAATAACTGTTGATGTGTTCAATGATTCTGAAAGATTTATAAGTGATAGAGTTGAATATTCTTATGATGTTAAAGACGATTATGATTGTACTGATTCTATAGACATGTTACTTGAAAATTTGATAGATGCTAAAGAAATAGAAGTTGACAATAGATATATTATTATTGCTAAGATAGAACAAGAGGAATCATATGATTGGGAATATGGTATTGAATATGATGAATATTTAGATGTAATTGAAATATTTTTAATTGATACTGATGTTTGTAAGAAATATTATATTGATGAATGCGAAGAATCTTTGAAAAGTGATGGAATAAAATTGGTTAATCCTTTTTCACAGGAAGGATGGATAGTGTGACTATAAAAGAGCAATGCAAAAATGATGAAGCTGGAATCAATATAAAAATTAGTAAGTATTTTGAGAAGAATTTAGCCAGTACCTTAAGCATACTGGCTAAAAAGAGAAAGGAAAGATTATCTTTAAATGGATAATATATTAATAATATTTGGTTTTATAATAGTGATTTTAATGATTTGTTCTCCATATGTATACTTTTTATGCTTTTATTATAAGAATAATAAAAAGTTAGATAAAAAATATGAAGAAATAAAAGAAAAAATAAAGTCATTAAAAAAATAACAAAAGTGGAGGCATAATAGCCTCCAGAAAGGATAAAATAAAATGGATTTAAAAGAATTATATTTAAAGCAAATTAGAGAAACGTGGTTTCCTACTCACAAAGCAACAATAAAAAGCAACTTTTATAATGCAACAGAAATAGATTTTATAAAAGCTGATAATAGTTATCAATATGCAGTAAGGATTATACTTGATAGAAATTATATAATTATTACTGGGGATATTGGAGAAGCTATTTATTGTTTAACTGAAAAGGCTGAAATAGAAAAGATTGCTAAATATGATATGTATTATTTTATAGGTAAGTTAAGATGTTTAAGTGGCAAAAAAGAGGAATTTCAAACAAAAATTGCTCTTGATGATTTAAAATATTGGTTTGATGAAATGAAAGATTATCATAGCTGTGATAATGAAAAATTAAATAAATTGAGAAATGTATATAAAGTATTAATTGGATTAGCTCAAGATGTTAGAACTATAGAAGAATGGGAAATGAAATTGTATGGAGATTATTATAATACAATAAGTGAGGTTGATGAATTGCATGATTCTGAATTGTGGGAAATTGGAAGAGCTACACCAATTTGCATGTATGCATATCTTGAAATATTTAAAATTATTAGCAAAATGAATAAATGCAACAACTGTAAAGATTTATTTCAAAATAAAATGATAAAAGATAATGAAAGATTATTTTGTTCGGAAAAGTGCAAAGAAAATTTTATAAAAAGAGAAAAAGAATTACCATTTTAGATAAGTTGGTAGGGATTTACGACAAACTGGAAAGGATAAATTGTAATGAAGCATGCAGAAATTTTTAAACATAACAAAAAATTTAAAGATAGTCAAATTGCGATGATTGTTACGGAAGTTAAAAAAGTAAGTAAAAAAGAATCTATAAGCATAATTGAAAATAGAATACCTTTAGGGGCTTTTTATTCTATTGACAATGGAGTTTACATTGGAATTGATAATAGGAAGAGCCATGCATGGACAGAAGAATTTAAGAGTTTAGGAAGTTGCAAAAGATGGTTGAATTATGGATTGGAGGAAGATAACAGTTAACAAAAACTTATAAGAACTTACAAAATCCTATAAATCGTTATAGGTTCGTGGGAATGTATTGTAAATCTCGACTGGATTTTATTCAGGGCTTAAGAGTCTTACACACGATATTTATAAATGTAATAAAAATTTTAGGAAAGGAGTAAGTTGAGTAATTAACAGAATATCACTAAAAAGATACTGTTAATATGTACCGTGCGTTGTACGGAAATTTAAGCCTTTGGAGCGTTATATCAAACCAGAGTAGTCATAATCTTTTTAAGATTAGACCAAATGGGACGCGATGAACAAGGAATGAACTTTATAAAATTTATAAGTTTAATATATTAATTTATAAATTTTTATAAGTTTTACTCAACGGAAGATGATGAATAAAACTAAAATTGATTGGTGTGATATGAGTTGGAATCCAGTTACAGGCTGTTATCATAATTGTAAATATTGTTACGCGAAAAAGATAGCTGAAAGGTTTGGTGGATATAGTATACCTGAAAATTGTGGATATGCTCCAGATTGTAAAAAGGATTCGTGTAAAAGTTGTGAAACTTATACACAATATGAAAAAATACATTATTTAGATAATCCAGTATATACATTTTACCCAAAAAAGAAAATTGAACCTTATCCATATTATTTTGAGCCAACATTTCACAAGTACAGACTTGATGAACCAGTTAACAAAACAAAAGGAAAAGTTATATTTGTTTGCAGTATGGCTGATTTGTTTGGTTCATGGGTTCCAGATGAATGGATAGAAAAAATATTTGAAGTAGTTGAAAAATGCCAACAGCATAAATTTATTTTTCTTACCAAAAATGCGAATAGATTTATGAAATTATATGAAAATGGTTTGGGGTGCTTGCTAAATTTAGAAAATGCTTATTTTGGGATAACTATAACAGATCATAGAGAAGAACCAAAGATACATTATTTAAGTTTTATAAGTGATAAAGAAAGAAGATTTGTTTCAGCAGAACCATTTTTAAATTGTACTATAGATAATCCATTTGAACTTAAACATACTAATAAATCTATTCCAGGAAAAATTATTATTGGTGCTATGACCGGAAATAGAATTTTAAAACCATATAATAAAGCTTTAGAAGCACTGGTTAATATATGCAGAGTAAAAAATATATCAATTTTCATGAAAGATAATCTTAAAAAATACTGGGACGGTGAATTTATACAGGAGGGTTTTTGATGGATCATTATGAAATCAAAAAAGCTAATTATTATAAAACTTTAGATGCTGATAAAACTATTCCAAAATTAAAAATAGGTCAAAAATATATTGGATTAAAGTCAAATAAAATTTATATTGTTTATTTTAACGAGGAAGAACAGAGAATAGCAATGAAAAGAATTGAAAAAAAATCTCATTTTTTAGATTGTCATTTAGATATGTTTGAATGGGATTTATTAAGAATAGTAGAAGAATAGGATGGATTTAAAATGAAAAAATTAGGTTACATACACGATGTTGCAAGTGATATGATTAATATGTTAATACAATATGCTGAATTGACAGAACTAGAAGGAACTGGAAAAGATTTTGAAAATGAAATATACAAAATCGAGGCAGTTAGAAAAGATGGAAAAATAATTATTGAAATAAAACAACAACGAAAAGAGCTGTAATGGCTCTTTTTTATTTATCTATCTTGAACATAAATTAATCTCCCTAACAAATTAATGATGCCTGCTACAATATAAAAAGGCAACAATATAATAATATAGCATATATAGAAAATTGCAAATATTATGCATATTACAAAGAAAAATAATAAAATTATGAAAAAGAAAAACCACTCCAATATATTCATATGACACCAACTTTTTTAAAAAATTATACCATATATTTTTAATTTTTATGATATAATTTAAGTGGATTTTTGCCGTTTTATCCTGAAAAAACGAGTATCAATGTATATGTTAGATAATAAATAATTACTTAATTAACAAAAAGCCTTATCCCACAGAAGGCTTTTTTGTTGTTTATTACACTTATATTACATAGTATTATTACTTGACATATATATGACCATGTGGTAAAATATAAGTATAGTAAATAATTGAAAGGGGAAAATACAATGACTAATTCAGAAAGATTTGTACAAGCACACAGATTAACTAAAATAGCACTTACAGAAAATTCAAACTTAAATTATAGAGTACAATTTGGACTTGAACTTAGTCAATTGTATTCAAAAAAAATAACATTTGATGAGAAACTAGACTATATTAACAAAAGCAATAAAGTTAATATGGGAGACGACAAATATTTAGAAGCTAACTGGACTATAGAAGATTTAGAAGATCTATATAAAGATGGCAGCATCTATGACGACGAAATGAAAAAGCTTACAGAAGCTGTTAATTACTTATATGAATTATACACAACAAAATTTTAATTTGGAGGAATGAATATGAAAAATTTATTAAACAAACTTTTTAACAGAATTGAAGAAGGAAAAACATTCGAAGATGGTGGCTTCGAATATAAAAAAGAAAATGGCGTTTTATACGCCAGACAGGACGAAAATGAAGATTGGGAAGTTGAAGATTGGGAAGGAACTTCTTCAGATTACCCAATTTGGGAAAAATTATTTAAAAGCTTTATTGATTAGTTAGCTGTTAGTGCTTATCTAACGGGTAGGCACTATAGAGTTAATTACTCTAAATAAAATTTTTAGGAGGATTATTATGATTACTGAATTATCATCAACAAATGATAAATATATAATAATAGAAAAATATTTCTTTCAAGACTTAAATCAGTCTTTAAAAGAGTTCAAAGAGGATTTTGGAATTGATGGTATTTTTCACAAAAAAGACTTGAAGGTATATATCATCAAGTCAGAACCAATTGACTTGAAGTTTGAATATGATAATATATGTGTTTGTAATTTGCCATACAATACTAGTCTATGGCAGTTAGTCGACATGATAAAAAACAGAATTATAAGTAATAAGTCGTTAAATGATTTTATGACTTATGAATTTTTAAGCCATAATTACAACTTTAAAACAACCATCAGTGTCGACGGTGAAATAATTTTGCATTTTATTAATAAGATGCAAATTAGATAAATTTTAATTAATTGTTAGTGCTTATCTAGCAGGTAGGCACTATAGAGTTAATTAACTCTAAATAAAATTATAAAGGAGATTATTATGAAAAATTATGATGAAATGATAAAAAAAGAAATTGATTTTCAATTGAGCGAAGTTGGTTTTTTTAATGAAAGTGATAACACTGAAAGGTTTTCAATGCAAATTCAAGAAAGAATAATAGCTGAAGATTTTGAAAAATTTAATGACGACGAAGATTTACAAAATGATTTGCTAGAGCACATTGAAAACTATATAAAAGAAAATTGTAAAGGTATTAATGCGTGTAATGATTCTGGGAATTACACTTGTTACTATTACAAAGAGGATCTTAATTTTGAAGATGTAAAAGAATTAGAAAAACATTTTTTGATAGGTGAATAATATGAAAGATGAAACAGGAAATATAATGAGCGATCCAACCGTGATGCTAATAAAAGCATTACGGAAAAATGGGAAAATGAAAATATCTGAACTGGCAGAATGCTTAAACATAAAAGAAAGACAGATAAGGAGACATAAGGAAATTGCAATAAAATTTGGATACAATATTGTATCCACAGGTGGAAAAAATGGAGGATATGAGTTAATAGAAGAAAAATTAACACAAGATGAATGGATAAGGTTGAAAGAAAAATTGAATAATGATTTATATGAAAAAGTAAAAAGGATAATTGAGAGGGTTTAAACTCTCTTTTTTTATTAAATCACCAATTCACGTGAACTACCCTCCACTTTAGAAGTGGGGGCTTCGTTTTGTATTAGGAAATTCTAATACGGACAGGCGTATCCACTTCGCCGCTACTGTATAGAGTCTTAAGACTCACAACACTACTTTTTTTTAATATATTTAATGCCCCATTTACATCTGCATTAATTAATATACCTTTTTTTGTTTTATACAATCCACGTTTTATCCTTCTCCCAGAAAATTTATATTCAATTGGATTGTCTTGATTATATTTTGGTATTTTATCATTATCAAGAAAACTTGCTTTACTGGTATAAGATTCTTCTTGTAACAATTAATTCTTGATTTAGATGTTTAAAACTAGGAAGTTTTAATTTTTTATTATTCAATTAAAATCACCTCATTTTTTTAAAAATTATAACATATTTTATGCAAATCCAATCTAACAAAACTAGTATTATGTTAGATTAAGAAAAGTATATCAAACTATCTATTTTATTTGGCTTGCTATACTTTTTTATTTTTAATTTTAAATTAGTGGGAAAATAATCTAACATATGATATAATATTAATATATTAAGTTAGGTTAATAAAATTTGAGGAGGAAATTAGTATTATGGAAATAATTTTAATAAAAAATAACAAACACAATAATTACACAAGAGGAATAGAAATATTTGATAAAAGTGGAATATTACAAGCTATAGTATTTAAAATAAAAGGAATTACAAAAAGAAAAAGGCATCAAGGTGAAAATTTTTGGGATATATTTTTTATATGTTCAAAAAAAGAATTATTAATAGAAAAAATAATTGAAAATAAAATAAATCAACCATTTATACTAGGGAAAAGAGATGGTTTAGAAATAGGATTTAACTTAAGAGAAAAAATAGATGGAATATTAGGAACTGAATATATTGTAAAAAAAGAATTAGATTTTGATTTAGTAGAAGCAAAAACTTTAGTTGAAGATGTTGAAAACTGTGGGATACTAATAGAAAATGTTTTTGAAATAAAACAAGAATATGAAAATTTAATAATATCCTTTAAAAAATCAGGAGGATATATAGATACAAACTTACAGTTATTTCTTGAAAAAATTTATGAAATGGAAAGTAAACTAAAAAAATAAAATAAATAGGTGATATTATGAATTTAAAAGAATTTTACAATAATGGTTCAGATATTTTTGAAATAATTGAGCATGAAACAGAAAAGCTTATATGTAAAGTAAATGTTGATAGGAAAAAAAACTTTGATTTAATACAGATTGAAAAAAATGTATACAGAATTCTTTCAGTAAGTACTATTTCAGAAAATATATTTAGTGTAAAAAAGATAAATTTTAATTTTAAGCCAAAAGTTTTATATCATTATAGCAATGTTTTTCATTGCCCTTATTGTAATCATAAAAGTATTAGAAACGATACATTTGGACGTTGTTATATTTGCAAAAGCAAATCAAAGTTAGAAAAAATTGCACTTAATATATGTATGCCTCAGGTAATTCATAGTTTTGAACAAGAGCAAATAGATACAATTAAGGCATTAAGAAGGAGGATACTAAATATTTATATAAACAATAAAATAACTCCTTATCGTAAAGCAAGAATTATGAAATGTGAAAATATCATTAAAAAACATGTACCTTTGAAAAATCAAATTAACTTGAAAGATATATTGAAAAGGAGTGTTTTTGATGAATACAGTTGAACCAATCAGGGATAAAAATAAAATAAAACTGATGAAAGTTGTGTTAAAAAATAAAAGTATAAGGAATTATTTATTATTTACAATTGGAATAAATACCGGTCTTAGAATAAGCGATTTATTAAAATTAAAATTATCTGATGTAATGGATCATAAATGCAAGGTTAAAGATAGTATTTATATTAGAGAGAAAAAGACAGGTAAAGAAAAAGTATTTAGGCTAAATAAAACTGCAAAAGAAGCTATAAAAGAATATATTGATTCTGCTATAAAAGAGTATATTGATTCATTAGATAACTACGGCTTAGATTGGTATTTATTTAAAAGTAAAAAAGGTGTAAATAAACCAATCAGCCGAGTACAGGCGTATGATATCTTAAATAATGTTGCCAATGAAGTTGGAATAAAAGATAAAATTGGTACTCATACATTGAGAAAGACATTTGGTTATCATGCCAGAATGAAAGGAGTTGGGATTGAAATATTGCAGAAAATATTCAATCATTCTGCACCGGGAATAACAATGAGGTATATTGGCATACAGCAGGATGAAATGGAAGAGGTATATCTGGATTTAAATTTGTGAATTGAAGGAGGAAATTAAATGATTATAAAATATATAAAAAAACCTGTTGAAATTGAAGCTATGCAATGGTTTGGAGTAAATCATACTGAATTCAAATCCTTTTACAAAGGTAAATATTCAATAATTAACAACATAACAAGCCATTATGATGAATTAGAAATAGAAACACTTGAAGGAAATATGATGAGAGTTAAAGTTAATGATTATATAATAAAAGGGGTATTAGGTGAGTTTTATCCTTGTAAACCAGAAAAATTTGAAAAAACTTATGAAATTGCAAAATAATTTTAATTAAACAAAATAAAATTTTGGATAGAAAGGAATAACAAAATGAAAAATTTAAAAGATGAAACATTAAAAAAGATCGACGATGTATTTCGAAATGAAGAATATATTGAAAACGAAATGATTAACGAAATAGGAAGGCAAAAATTAAAAGAAATCGGAGAAGAATACAAGAAAAGTAAGTATTAATTGTTAATTTACCAAATATTTAAATTAATAATTAGACAAAATAAAGATTTTGTATTGAAAGGATAAGAAGAATGGACAAAGATAAATTAAAAGAATTAAATTTAAAATTGGACGAACTAAACAAAAACATTGCTGAAAAAGTTTTAGCAGAGGCAAAAATGAAAGCTCCAATAATACCAAAAAATTATAATTGCCCTGAAATTAATTTAGCAGAAAATATGCATAGACATAAATTACTTAAATTTGCTTTTGAAAAAGCTATGGATGATATGAGAAATAGTTTTTTTGATAAAGCCTTTTGTGAAGATGATTGCACAACATCAGCAACAACAGAATTAAACAAAGATGAAATAAAAGAAATGATGAATAATTTAGAAAATATAAAAAAACCTGCGATAATTGAAATACTTGTAACTAAATTAGTTATAGACATAAAAACTGTACAGATATTACATGACAAATATTTGTGTATGAATCCAATTGTATATCAATCTTTGAAACAATCTTTGAAAAATACCGAAGATAAAATTATTTCAACACCTTTTGGAGCACCTGTTTTTGAAGGAGAAGAAGCAGACAAGAGGAATGAAAACAATATGAACATAGACAGAACTAAATATTTAAAAAATGAAGTTAATAAAGATTTTTTAATAATGGTACGTAATTTATTTGATAAAGAAATATGTGATATAAAAACTGGATGTAAAAAGCAATATACACCTAATCAGTTAATACAATTACATAGGCAATTATATTTAAAAATTGCTTATAATTTAGAATTAAAAGAAAAGTATAGTGAAAATAATGAAAAATAAAGTGTAAGGTTTTAGATAAAGCTGAATAGGCTTTATTTTTTTGAAAAAAAAATTATAACTTAGTTTAAATTATATTGCAAAATAAAAACATAATAAATATAATTTAGTATCTTTTAATTTTACACAATGTAACAGTATTGTAATAAGTTACATTACAGCAATAGAGATTGATTAAATAGATTCTCAGTATAGATTGAGTATAGTTTAAGTATAGATTTGTATATAGATTGAGCATAGATTGAGTATAGATAAATTATAGTTGAAATATAATTTATTTTGCTCTATGATTACAATGTCGGTAAGAACGACAAAATAAAATACAAGATATCTTATAATAAAATGTCAAGGGATCTCCCCTTGTTTTTTTGAAAAAAATATGAATATATTAATATGGTGTGAAAGATGCAGGACAATTAGTTTGATTTGGTCGCTAAGATGTCCTTTTTGTATGCAAGAAAGAAAATTTGATATTGATATTAAATTAGATATGAATAGTTTGAGTAGTCGAAAACGTAAAAAAATGAAATAAATTACCATATACTCAACTTAAGTATGGAAATATTTGTTAATCAAAAATATTTGTTTAAATTTATTTATTTTAGTGAATTTGAGAGAATATTTTTAGTTAACAAAACATGACTTGTATATATGGTAAATGTGGAGGTATTTTAAAAATGAGTAATAATTATAATATATATAAATTTGTCGATAGTGAAGAAAATATATTATATATAGGCAAGTCAAAAAACATAAAAGAAAGAATATATAATCACTTTTCAATTTCACATCTTCCAGAAGAATGCTTAAAGTATTTATTTAAAATTGAATACATAACAGTAGAAAGTGAATACGAAATGAATTTAATTGAACAATATTTAATTTCTACAATAAATCCTAAATATAATACTGTATACAATATAAAACAAAATTATAAATATATATATTTAAATAACTTAGAGTGGAAAGAACTTAAAAGAGATAATAGTTATTTAAAACAATTAGAAATTAAATATTTAAAATTGAAAAATATTAAAGAAGAATTAGAAGAAAAAAACCAAAAAATTAAAACAGAATTAGAAGAAAAAAACCAATTATTAGATAAATATAAAAAAATGCAAGACGAAAATTGCACAGAAATGAGTGATTTGTATCAAGAGCTTGATGAAAAAAATGGAGCTATACAAGCATATGAAAAAATATTTGAAAATATTAACATCAAAACAACAAATTGAATGAAAAAAATATTTAAAAGATGGTGACCAAAAATAAGAATGAGGATGTGGGAAAAAGTTACATGTGTCTGAATTTTAGTTATAGATTAAAAGTAAAAAAAAATATTACCGGACACAAACCGTTTGAGGATGTGAAAAATAATTGAAAGTTTGATAATATATGGAAATAGTTGAACCGATTAGAGATAAAAATTTAATTTATAATATATATGATTATCTTGAAAACAAAAAAAGAATTGGAGTAGCGGAAAAAAGGGATTATGTATTAGTTTACATTGGATTTAATACAGGATTAAGAATAAGCGACTTATTAGAATTGAGAAAATTTCAATTTTTAAATAAAGAACATTTGATTTTAAGAGAAAATAAGACGAAAAAGTTAAGAAAAATGATTATAAAGCCAAGAATGAAAAAGGTTATAAATGATTATATAGCTTTGAATGATATTAAAGATTACTTATTTAAAGCAAGATATAAAAATACTAATATATCAAGAAAAACGGCTTATGACATTATGAAAGACATTGAAAAAAAGTTTAATTTAAAAAATATTGGTACACATACATTAAAAAAAACTTTTGGATATCATTTTTTTAAAGATACAAATAAATTTACAATATTACAAAGATTATTTAATCATGCTAGCGCTGAGGAAACATTAAAATATATTGGAATTAATCAGGATGAACTTGATGAAGTTTTAATTGATTTTGAAATATAGGTGAATAAATGAAAAGAAATATAAGACAATTTAACAAAGATTTTGCTAAAAATAAAAAAAAAGACAGGAACAAGCTAAAAAGAAAGCTTTAAAATTAAATTATAAACAGGAATTATTTTGCCAATACTTTATAAAAAATAGAAATGTAATGATTTCATATATGAAAGCTTATAACTGTAGTAAAGAAGTTGCTTTAAAAAATTCATATAAAATCATGGATATTTATGGAGTTCAACAAGAAATAAAAAAACTTAAAGAGCAAAAAAGAAAAGCTATAATACTTGATGAAAATGATATTGTTGAAAAATATATGAATATAGCATTTTCAGATATGACGGATTTTGTTGAATGGGGTAATGAAGAATCTTTAAATTATGTAAAATTTAAAAATAGCGATATTGTGGATGGTGGAATAATACATGAAGTAAAACAAGGTAAAGATGGAATAAGTGTTAAGCTTGAAGATAGACAAAAAGCTCTTGATTGGTTATCTAAATTTTTTGAAATGAATCCAGAAAGTAAGCATAGAAAAGAATATGATAAAGAAAAATTCAGATTAGACAGATCCAAATTTGAACATACAAAGAAAATAGACAATAAGAAAATTGAACTTGAAGAAAAGAAATTGAATACTGATACAAAAAATGAAGACCAGCAAAAAAATATTGATTATTTTGTTGATAAATTATTAGGCAAAAAAGAAGAATTAAATAACTCAAATGAATAATGAATTTGATATAAAAGCATTTTCTCCTAAACAATTAGAATTGTTAACTTGGTGGAAACAAGATGAAAAAGATATACTAATAGCAGATGGAGCAATAAGAAGTGGAAAAACTATTTCTATGATTTGCTCTTTTTTAGTTTGGTCTCAAAAAACATTTAGAAATAAAAATTTTATTATAGCTGGACAAAGTATAAATAGTTTAGAAAAAAATGTTATAAATCCATTAATGGAAATATTATTATCTTTAAATTTAAAATATGTTTATAATAGGTCAAAAAATTATTTGATAATTGGAACAAATATTTATTATATGTATGGTGCTAGTAATGAATTAAGCTATAAAGCTTTGCAAGGATTAACGGCAGCAGGAGCACTTGCGGATGAAGTAGCATTATTTCCACAAAGTTTTACTGAACAAATGACTTCAAGGTGTTCAGTTGAAGGAAGCAGAATATTTTTTAATTGTAATCCTGCTGGACCTTATCATTATTTTAAAACTGAATATATAGACAAAGCTGAAGAAAAAAATATATATCATCTACATTTTGTAATGGATGATAATTTGACATTAGCTAAAAGAACTCGAGAAAGATATGAAAAACAATATTCTGGAGTTTTTTATAAAAGATATATTTTAGGTCTTTGGGTAGTAGCTGAAGGAATAATATTTGATATGTTTTCTGAAGATAAGCATTGTGTAGATACTAGAGATTTAAAACTTTCAAAATATTATGTTAGTTGCGACTATGGTGTTTATAATGCTTTTACATTAGGATTATTTGGATACGAACTAAAAAAAAATAAGTGGTATATGACCGATGAATATTATTATTCAGGAAAAGATGAATTAAAACAAAAGGATAATGAAGAGTATTATAATATTTTAGAAAAATTTATAGGTAATAGAAATATAATTGGAATAATAATAGATCCTTCTGCAAGTAGCTTTATAGCAACAATTAAAAAAAGAAGTAAATATAATATTATAAAAGCTAAAAATGATGTACATGAAGGTATTGAAAACACATGTAGTGCTTTAAATGAAAATATAATTAATTTTGATTATAAATGTAAAAATATGATAAGAGAATTTTATTCTTATTCATGGGATGAGAAGGCTATTTTGAGAGGTGAAGAAAAGCCAATTAAACAGAATGATCATATGTGTGATTTACTTAGATATATGATAAATACAATTATTTATAATAAAAAAATATTAGGTTGGAAATAGAATTACAGTTGATATATGCGACCATGTCTGATAAAATAAGATACATAATTGATAAAAGGAGAGTATCAGATATGATTAAATATGATAATGATAATAAATTTGCATATTTCAACAATATAAAATTTATTAGAGATGACAAGACTGGATATTATTTAAGCACAACTAAAGTAAATAATAAAAGAATAAGACTTCATAGAGCAGTATATATTTTACATAAAGGAGAAATACCAACTGGATATCAAATACATCATAAAGACCATGATAAATGCAACAATGAAATAAGCAATTTAGAATTAATAAAAAATGGAAAACACCAAACATTACATGGTGAAAAAAAATCTAATGATAAAGATTGGCTTGAATGGGCAAGAAATAATATGAACAAAAACGCAAGACCAAAAGCAAACGAATGGCATGGTTCAAAAGAAGGTATTGAATGGCATAAGAAACAATATGAAATGTATTGCAAAGCAAAATTACATCAAAAAATAAACAGAAAATGCGAAAATTGCGGGAAAGATTTTCTTGGAACAATTAATATAAATAAATTTTGTTCAAACAAATGCAAATCATCATGGAGAAGAAAAAGTGGAATAGATAATGAAACTAGAATTTGTAAATATTGTGGCAAAAATTTTGTAATTAATAAATATATGAAAACAAGTCATTGCTCAAAAAAATGTAGGAATAAAACAATGTGGATAAATAGAAAGCTTAAAATCAAAACACCATAAAGATAAAGGTGTTTTTTTATTATAATAAAAAAGTTTTAGGATGGAAAGAAAGGAACAAAGCATGTTAAAAAGTATAGAGCAATTAAAAATATTGGAAGAAAGAAATTTAGTTAATGAAGAGGAAATAATAAGGCTTAGAGGTGGAATACAAAGAAATAATATTTCTGCAAATTTAACTATAAGTCTAATTATAAAACTATCTGATGAAGTAGAAAATTTAAAAATTGAAGTTAATAAGCTTACTAAAAAAATAAATAGTTTAGAATCAAAAAATAAATCTAAGGAACAATAATAAATGGAATTATCTATTGAAAAAGTAATCAAGCTAATTGAAGAAAAAAAGAAAAAAGAATATAAGGGCAGGAAGTATTATTATTATAAGCCTGAACAAATGCCATTTTACCAACAGCCCAATTTACAAAATAAAATTGTTACAAAACAGGTTGAAAATACAAAAGAGGTTTATACTAATTGGTTTAAGGTACTTGTTAATCAAAAGATTGATTATTCTTTGTCTAAGCCTGTCACAGTGAAACCTAGTATTCCTGAACAATTCAACATCGAGGATATAGTTGACAAAACAGCATTAAATGCTTCTATGGATAGTATAGGGTGGGTACAGATTTATATAAATAAGCAAAAAAAGCTTGATTGGATTAATAGAAATGATTCTCAAATTATTCCTATTTTTGATGAATACAACAAATATATTGAAAATATAATTTATTTCTGGGTAGATGAAGAAGCAAAAAAAGAGAAAAACGAATCTGAAAAAATATATAATGTACAGGTTTGGGATAATTCACAGGTAACAGAATTTCAAATTAAAGATAATAAGCTATATGGAACAACAACAACAAAAAATCATTATCTTGAAGTAATAAAGTATAGAGATGTAGAAGAAGAAATAAACCCAAAAAGTTTTGGTTTTGTGCCTTTTGTTCCTCTTTATAATAATAAAAATCATGAATCAGACCTTGAAGGAATAGACGTTTTACTTGATTGTTACAATGAAATTGCGACTGGATTTATAAAAAATGTACGAAAATTTCAAGAACTTGTTATGATACTTCGTGGATATGGAAGCCAGGATTTAGATGAATTTGCAGAACAACTTAAAAAATATAATACTGTTCCAGTCGATGAAAATGGTGATTTTAATTATTTAAAAGTTGATATTCCTGTTGAAGCTAGAAGTGTATTAATGGATATAATAAGAAGGAATATGTTTATACTCGGTCGAGGCGTTGACCCTACCGAAGATTTTGGCGGAAGCAATATTACTAATACATTGATAAAAACCCGGTACTCTAATTTAGACATGAAATGCTCTGATATGGAAAAGCAAATCAGGCTATTTTATATACAACTTATTGCAATTATCAATTTATATTATTCTAGTGGAATTGATAATGAAATAAAATTTACAAGAAGTCAGATATTTAATGAATCTGAACAAATAGATAATTGTATAAAAAGTATGGGATTGTACCCTATTGAAATAATAATTGAAGAACACCCATTTTTAAGAAATAGAGACCCAAAAAAGATATTGGAATTGCTTAATAAAGAAAAACAGGAAGAAATAAAAAGGTTTAATGATTCAACACATGATAAAAAAGTTTTTGATGATAAAGAAGGTGTGGCATGAAATCAGTAAATTTAATTAAAATAAAAAAATATAAAAAGTTGCTCAATAAAATTAAAAATGCAATAAATTCTAATTATGATGAATGTTTTAAATGGTATGAAATTCTTTTGAAATTAGGTATAAAAAGTGATGCATATGTTGGCAGCACAAAATTAAAATACAATTCAAGAAAATCTAAGTTAAGGAAAATAGAATGGTATCTTGGTCAATTTGTGAATGCAATGGATCATAAATGCATTCATACTATGATGGCATGGGAAAATTGCTTTGATAAATTTGTTAATGATGTGAAATATATAAAACCAAAATTGGGTACTTTGCATGGATAAAGTTGTAGGAACTGTTGATCTACTAGAAAGTGAATATGGTGATGATGAAGAATACAAAAATAATAAGATTAGAAGAAAAGAAAGATACATTAGTAAATTATCTGAAAAAAATATTAGACATGGCAGAAAAAGGCGAAATTGAAAAGATACTGATTGCTTCATTTTTAACAGATAAAGTTATTGGGTGTAGTGTTCCAGAAACACTGACAGGGTATTATGATTTATGTGATTTGGAAAAGCAATATCTTGTTTCATCTTTACAAATTGATTTAAATTACAATATTGTGAAAGCTAATATAGATGATTTGATTGAGATAATTAATGAATGAGGTGATATGATGCAAGAAAAATCATGTAAAACATGCAACAACAACAAAAATAATTCATGCAAAATAAAAAATCAAACAATAGAAGGCGACGCGAGCCAACAAGGCTGTGGAGATTGGGAAGAAAAAGAAATTGAAACTAATTAAATATGAGGTGTAGTTTGTGGCTATAATTGAAAGAGATGATATGAAAATTAATTTTCATGGTAAAGAAATAGACCTTTCTTTTGCTAATGAAATTACTATAAATAAAAAGCAAGGTTATTTTGATGAAGTTTCAGTAATTATATATTCAGATAATCAATATATAAATATAGATGCTGGCAATATATATGTAAAATATAAAGGTAAAAAATATATGTTAACTGAAATTGATGAAAGTGAAAATAAATAAATTAAATAAGTTAATATAAGACCTTTATAGGTCTTTTTTTATGTAATAAATTCGCAATTATGCGTAAAATAATTAACCTTACCTGGACTAGACCAGGTTAAAAAATGTAGAGGGAGCAAATTTAATGAAAAGAGAATTTTTACAAGAATTAAAGTTAGAAGATGAAGTTATAGAAAAAATAATGACTGAACATGGAAAAACCGTTAACGGAGTAAAGAAAAAGTTAGATGAAAGTGAAGAAAAGCTAAAAGCTACATCAGAGAAAGTAACAAGTTATGAAACACAGTTGGAAGAAACAAAAAAACTTCTTGGAGAATCAGAAAAATTTAAAGAAGAATCAGAGGAATTTAAAACAAAATATTCTGATTTGGAAACTAAATTTAATTCTGAAATTGAATTAAAAAATAAAGAAATTGAAAATGTATTAATTAAAAGTTTGGTAAAAGAAAGTCTAGTTGGGGCAGGGGTAAAAAAAGAAAATGTTGACTTGTTAATGCCTAAAATAAATTATGATGGTTTAAAAAATGATAATGAAAAATTGGTTGGTTTTGATGCTCAATTAGAGGGTTTTAAATCAAGTTATGTTGATTTATTTCCGACAAAAGAGAACGCTCAAGATATCAAAACAGGTCAAAATAATGACCCTGCAACAAGTGGTGATATAGACCTTTCTTTTATGGACAAACTTTAAAAGATTGGAGTGAAATAATAAATGGCTTATAACAATAGTATTGCGTATGCTTCAAAATACGTAGAAATGTTGGATAGGGTATATAAAGCAGGCTCAGTTACAAGTATTTTAGAACCAGCTGCAAATTTATATAGGTTTGATAGTATTGATGAAAAAACTGTGTATATTAAAACTTTATCTGCTGAGGGTCTTGGAACTTACAACAGGAGCACCGGGTATGATGATGGCGATTTAACAATCACATGGGCTTCTCACACTTTTAGTCAGGATAGAGGTAAGAGGTTTATTCTTGATACACAAGATGAAAAAGAAGCAATGATACAAATGGCAGAGGTAGGAGCTGAATTTCAACGTGTTTATGTAAATTCAGAAGTTGATTCTTACCGTTTTGAAACACTTTGCACAAATGCAGGAAACACAGCTACAGCAGCATTAACTTATGATACTGTTATAGCTGCAATTAGAACAGCAATACAAACACTAGACGATGCAGAAGTTCCACAAGACCAGAGAATTTTATTTGTTAGCGCGTCGATTATGCAAGCAATGGAAGATTCAGGAGAATTTTTCAAAACAATAAATGTTGCTGCTAATAATGGAACAATTGATACAACTATTAAATCATTTAATAATATGCCTGTTCTCCAAGTGCCTTCTGGAAGATTTTATAACGATTTTGATTTTAGTGCTACAAATGGTTATAGTGTAGCTGCTGGCGGAGATGCTTTAAACTTTGTATTGGTTTACAAACCTGCTACTATGGCAATTATAAAATACAAAACAAGTAATATTATAGATGCAGCAGCAAATCAAACAGCGGATGGATATATTTTAAAATACAGGATTTACCATGATTGTTTTTGTCCTGCAAATAAGGTAGATGGTATATATGTTCATAAAGCTACTTAATAAAATCTAGTAAGTAAATTTATAATTAAAATAAATCAAGGCAATATTAAGGCTTAAACAGTCTTTTTTTATTGCCTTTTTCGTATAAAGAGGTGAAAAATTTGGCTAATACATTTGAAGGAAAACTAGATAGTATTGGTGAGGGTCTATCTACTGTAGATTCAACAGCTTCTACTATTGCTTCCACAGCTGTTGTTTTGGGAAGCACTGTAACAGCACAGTCAACAGCTGTAAGCACAATCGGCAGCAGTGCGACTGAAATTTCAACGGCTGCAAGTACAATTGTTAGTACAGCAACACAATTAGATAGTGTTGGCACACAGGTAGATGTTAACGAAAGCAAAATAGATAGTGCTGCTACTCAGGTAGGTAGTGTAGGCACGTTGACAAGTACAGCTAATAGCAAAGCCGATAGTGTTGGTGTAGCTAATAGCACAGCTCACAGCACTGGTTTAAGCGCTACAAGTTCAGGAGCTACAAGCGTTGGAACACAAATAAGTACAGCTGATAGCAAAATTGATAGTGTTGGCGTAAAAGCTTCCAGCGTTGGAACATTAGTAAGTACTGCTAATTCAAAAATAGATAGTATCGGCGTATTAGAAAGCACTATAAATAGTAAAGCAAGTTCAATAGGAGTTTTACAAAGCACTGGAAATTCTAGTGCAGTAAGTTTAGGTACTTTAGTTAGCACTGGAAACTCAAGTGCTGTTTCTGTAGGTACACAAGCAACAAGTATAGGTACATTAGTTTCAACTGCAAATAGTAAAGTTGACAGCGTTGGCACAGCAACAAGCACCGCTAGTAGCACTAATTTAAGTGCAATTACAAGTGTTGGAACTCAGGCTGGCTCGGTTGGTACATTAGTCTCAACTGCGAATAGCAAAGTTGACAGTGCTGGTACAGCTTCTAGCACTGCGAACAGTACTAACCTTAGTGCTGTTGTTTCTGCTGCGACTGCATCGAGCACAGCAAATTCCACTAACTTAAGTGCCGTTAGTTCGGTAGGAACAGCTACAAGTACAGCGGATAGTACTAATCTAAGTGCTGTAACCAGTGTAGGCACTCAAGCCGGCTCAGTCGGTACATTGGTTTCAACTGCAAATAGTAAAGTAGATTCAACGGCGGTATTAATTTCAACACTAGAGTCAAAAATTGATTCACACTTTGTTGTGACAAATAGTAAAGTTGACAGTGTTGGGGCTCCATAAAAGCAGTATAAAATAATTAAGGATAGGCATTTTGCCTATCCTTTTTAAATAAAGGTGATATATGGTTATAGTACACATAGCTCCATTTGCACCAACATTGTGTGGACTTTACGAACATGCAAGAGATATGGCAAGAGCAGATATAGAAGGTGGCAATCAAGTCATATTTGTAGATGCAGGAGTTAGCGTCAATGGAGTTAGACAAGAAGGAAAAATAAATGCAGTAGATGATAGGGCAGGATTTAAATTGGAAACTGCACACCCTGACATGATTATGCAGGCTGATATTATAATTCAGCATACTGGCTGTAATGATATCTGGACAGTTAAAACACAAGCACCTATATTTTGGGTTATACATGGTCGTCCATTAGCTTGTTTTAGACCAGAAACAACAGGAAAAACAAATAGTTATAGTCTATATTCAGATTTATCAAAATGGCCGAGAGCCAAAAAGATGATTTATTTTTGGCCTGAATTTAAAGAACATTGGAATGTTTGTATAGAGGAATCAAAACATTTAATCTTTGACTATCCTGTTGTAGATGAAAACAGGTTTAATGTAGATTGCAATATACATACTTTAGAAAATCCAGGTAAATATAATTTTTTGGTTTGTGATAGTGCAAGAGAAGATGTTGACTTATATGAAACTGTTGTAGGTTGCATAGAATCTGCTAAAAAGTTTCCAAATCAATTTAAATTCCATTTTTATGGAATTGACCACCCTATACCAAATTGTTGGAATATAGTTTTGGAAAAATTAAAAAGCCTTGGTGCCTTAGGAGATTTAAAAGCAAGAGTAAATAATATGGAATCTATATATAGGGCTTGTGACTGCTTAATTAGCCCAAACAAAATTATTACAAGGACAATTGCTGAAAGTTTATGTTGTGGCACTCCTGTAATAGCTCAACAGCCATGCAAAATTTCTGATATTACATGTGAATTCAGTGATATCAATGATTTTATTGAGGCTATAACTATATTTAAAAATAAATTTGATAATAAAGAATATGACAAACAAAAGATTATTGAACGTTCAAAGGTATTCAATATGAAAAACTATTATACACGAATGAATGAAGTGTATAAGGAGGTGTTGGCTTAAATGGCTGACGGAGATAGAACAAATAAGGGATTACTGAATGATATTTTAGATGCCATTCAAAACATTGCTACAAATAATATAGTTAATACATCTGATTCAAATATGTTAGCTTATTCTTTTGCTGGTGGCAAAAGTCAAAAACAGAATGGATCTGGAACAATAACACCTGTTTCTGGCACTACTTTTTATAAAATAGAATTTCACAATAGTACAGCAATAACTTCCATGACTGTTGTATCTGGTTGGGCTGATTACACAGGAATAACAATGCCTGCTGGTTCTTATGCTATAACAAATTGTACAAGTATACAAATATCATCCGGGCTTATTACTGCTTATCAAAGGAGTATAGCATAATGTTAGGGTTAGGACTTGGATTAGATAAGTCAAATACAAAAGTTAATTACCATATTTCTGTATGGGATACTACAAAAACAGGTACAGGAAGCAGTAATTCAACCCAGATTAAGCTACCTACATATAATGGAGGCACATACAATTGTACTGTATATTGGGGTGATGGAACCAGCAATGTTATAACCACATGGAATGATGCAAATTTAACACATACTTATTCTAGTTCTGGAATATATACAATAAGCATAATTGGTCAATTTGAAGGCTTTAGATTTAACAATGCCGGTGACAAGACTAAATTGCTTCAAATTGTTAATGGTGGGTCTAATTTTACGCCAGGTAATTATGATAGAATATTTTATGGTTGTAGCAATTTAACACATGTTCAGAATCTAAATACAACTGGAATGACAAGTGGAGACTCTATGTTTAGGGATTGCTCGAAACTAAACTGTGACATCACTTTAGATACATCGAGTATGCTAACTATGAATTTGATGTTTTATGGTTGTAGTATTTTAAATAGTTCAATTAGCTTAGACACTGCAAATTGTGCAAATTTTGGTGCAATGTTCAGTAATTGTACGTTATTTAATCGACCTGTTCCATTTAACACTGCTAAAGCTATAAGTTTGTTGTCGATGTTTTCAGGCGCAGCCGCTTTTAACCAAATTGTATCATTTAACACTGTGTTGGTAGAAGATATCTCTTTTATGTTTAGCGGGGCAACTTCTTTTAACCAAACTGTACTATTTAATATAGAAAAAGTAACAAATATCACAAATATGTTTAGTGGTGCTTCAAGTTTTAGTACAGTTAACTATAGCAACTTATTAATATTATGGGCAGCTCAACCAGTTAACAGCGGTTTATCTTTTAGGGCTAGTAGTCAATATAACTCTAGCGCTGTTGCAGCTAGAAATTATTTGACTACTACTAAATTATGGACAATTTCAGACTGGGGGTTAGTATAATGTGGACTATAAATGATAGTGGAGTAGATTAATTGATTGAAAATAATATTAATTATTACAAGAAAGTTTCTGATGAAGCATTAAGCAGTTTAACATCAAATAAAAAATATAAATTTACTGTAAATGAAAAATTATTGCAGAATAATATATCTAATTTTAAGAGAATTGATGATTCTAAAGCTTCAAAAGAATTAATTGATAAATATAAAAAAGATATGCATAAAATGTTTAATACAGCAAATATTGAATACAATAAAGTATTCAATAAGCTTAATTCAACTGATGATGAACTTTTAAAACAAAAAATATTAAATGATTATGCTGATTCTGGGATTATAGGGTTTAAAGCAAAAAACGGAGCAAGATGGAATATTGAAACATATTCAAACATGTATACAAGGCATGTCAACAATGAATGTGTTAGAAATTCAGTACTGGAACAATCTAAAAATCAGGGTAGGGAAAAAGTTAAAATATCTACTCATGGTACTAAATGTGATTTGTGTAAACCGTGGGAAGGTAAAATTTTAACTTTTGAACAACTTGAAACTGCCAAAAGTGCAGGTTTATTTCATCCAAATTGTTTTCATATAATTTTATTTGTTGTAGGAAGGATTGAATTTTGAATTTAGAAAAAATATCAAATTTAAGCTATGAAAGGCAACAACAAGAATTAAATAAATTAGTTATGCCTATCATAGAAACCGAAACCTTGCTCAGGAAATGGCAAAGAAGATTATTAGTAGCGTTGACGGATGAAGAAAAACAAAAATGTAAGGCAAAAATAAAAGAGTATGAGAGGGAATATAAATGATTACTCTTACAGATGTAAAAACTTTATTACAAATTTCAGATACAACTTATGATACATTTATTACTTTTAATATTCCTCTTGTTGTAGAATCTATTTGTGAATACTGTAAAAATCATTTCATAGATATTGATTATATAGATAATGATACATATATTCGTTCTAATAATGTTGTTTTTGCTAGTTCCGATAAGTCTATAACAATAAGCGATTTTAATAATGAGTTCATTGCTGGAGATTATTTGAGGATATATGGAACTAAAAGGAATAAAGGACATTGCAAAGTTGATTCTATTAATTCAACAAAATTAGTTGTATCTGAAATTGATATTATAAATGAAACTATTTCCAGCAATACAGATAACAGTATAGTAATATTTAGGGCTGATTATCCGAGGTCAATTAAATTACCTGCAAGCAAACTATTTAAATACCTTATTGATAAAGAAAATCCAAATGTAAAAAGTGAAAAAATAGACGATTATTCAATTACTTACAAAGATTCAAAAATAATAAACGGATTTCCAGCTGAATTGATGGAAAGTTTTAATACCTGGAAAAAGGTTTATTTTGAAAGAGTATTTTTGGACAATAATATTTATTATTAAGGCTGTGATTATATGAATATTCAAAGAATGAATAATGGTGGAGTTAGAATACAGGTTACAAATAATATTCCAAGTTTTTTAGATATTTTTAGAAGAAATAAAGTTAAAACCCTTACAGAAATAGGAAAGTTCTGCACTGGTAAAATGGATTATTATGCTGCTGTTGATACTGGATTTATGAAAAGCAGAAATGACTATAGGATAACCATGGATAAAAATTTGAAATTGATAAATGATTGTTATTATGCAGGATTTCAGGAATTTGGAACATATAAAATGAATGCCCAACCATTTATGAGACCAGCTGTATATGGACATTTAGCAGAAATAGAAATGATTGCAGGAAGGACAATGAGTTTAGACTTATGACACTGAGTGAATTAAAATTACTGGTTAAAGCTAGACTAGTAGCTTTATCTGGCATAACTGTATATGATGGGGAGGCTGACAGTGAAGAAACCTTCCCTTATTTATGTTTCCATTTTCCAAGTGCAAGTTTTCAATATAGAAACAAAGATGACAGGATAATGGAAATAGATTATTACAATGATAGCAATGATGATACTGAAATATTAGCAGCTGCCGAAAAAGTAAGAAATGGCACAACTGATGATGAAGGCGAAACGGTGTATGGACTTGATAAATCTTTTCAGGATGAATCAGAAGGCTTTTACAAATGCAATATAGAATTTGAAGGCGAAATAAAAACACAAGAAAAAAATACATGCAGATTTAATCAAAGATATTTATTTGAAGTGAGGTGATATAATGCCAGTTGGAGTTGTAACAACAACAGTACCAGAGGTAAACGATATAGTTCAAGGCGAGTTTAAGGCTTATTATAATTACAGGCAACCTACACAGCTATTAATTGGAGCAACACAGGGCGGGGCAAAATTAGACATAAATAGGGTAATTGACGAAATAAAGTTTGATGGTTCGTATGGCCCACAATTAGATACTAATGGCGTTCCATTAATAAGAACTAGAGAAATAATAGGCACAATAACCCTTGAATCACTATATCTAAAATATTACAATAGAAAAATTATTTCTAATTGTGAAAGCACTGGTACATGGGAGTCTAAAGAATGGGCAGGTTCGGCAGGTGGAACATATGCAGCAGAAACAACTATAGTAAATAGTGGTGACCAATCAGCAAAAGCAACAATCCCGCTATCGACAGCAAACGCAGGAATACATGAAGTATTTTCAGCATCTAAAGATTTAACAGTATTTGACAATAGTGAAACAAGTGTAGTTGGTGATTACATAGGTTTTGCAATATATATAACAACTCAGGACAAAACAGATTTGGGAAGTGCAGATATAAGAATTGCCTTCCACATGGATGCAGAATTAACAGAAACTAACCTGTACTATTATGATGTAGCTGCAAGTGCATTAACAGCGAATGATTGGACTACTTTTAAAATAGCAAAATCAAGTTTTACACAAAGTGGAACTGGAAATTGGGCAGCGGTTACAGGGGTAAGTTTCAAGGTAGATGCTGGAACAACGGCTGAGACTGTGTTTTATGTTGATTCTATAGAATTAATACAAAATCATACTTATTCCGCACCAGTGGCAATTAATGGAAGTGGTATGACTTATACCGATGAAACAACATATAGAAAAATTAAGGAATCGCTTGAAATAGTTGATGATGATTATATTAATAATATAACAGTTGTTGGTCAGAAAGGCGATGGGTATACCTTTGAATGGATTTTTGAAAATTGTCTGAATGATGGAGCCATAAGCCTTGCATTACAAGAAAAACAAGAAATTGTTTCCTCAACACAATTTACAGCACATTACAATAAAAATACAATGACAACGGTACCAATAAAAATTAGAGAATATGTAGCGTAGGAGGGTGAAAAATTATGTCTACTTTTGTATTTAACCCGGCTGTGCCTGCTAAAAGTAACGATATATTATTAGGTGAAGGTATTGTAAAAAATAATGGTACTGTAATCGGAGCAACGCAAGGCGGTAGCAGGCTTGAAATAGATAGAAATATAAAAGTTATAAAATTTGATGGTTCATATGGGCCTGTCAAAAGTCTGAGAATGTATGAAAGAAGAGTAGCAAAATTAATAATAAATTTCTTGAAAATAAATTATACAAATATTGCATATGGCTTGAATGTAACTGTAAGTGATGGGAGCAATGCAACTGGAACGTATAAACAAATAGCCTTTGATTTAGATTTTGAATCAACTGATGTCTTAGACAACGTTACATTTGAAGGGTATAAGCACGATGGAACAGCCTGCATTATAAGGTTAGAAAATGCCTTAAATCTTGGTAATTTAGCATGGGAATTGAAAGAAAAATCAGAGGTTGTGCTTCCTTTTGAATATACAGGCTTTTATACTTATGCTGCACCGACTACTGTACCTGACGAAATAAGGGATTATGTACCAACTTAAGAATAAAAGTGAGGACTTATGAGAAAATTAAAATTTAAAGAAGTTAGTATGATTACAAAAATATTCAAGCAGCTTGGAATAAAAGAGTACAAAAAAGATTTAATGAAAAATCTTAACTTTGAAAAAATAGATAAATTACAGCTTGAATTGTTGAAAGAAAAAGATACTGAAAATAAAAATATATTACAGCAACAAATAGCAATTGAAGCAGCAAGCCTTAAAAAAGATTTAGCTATTGATATATTAATATTTATTATAGAAAAGTATGATGAGATAGAGGAACAATTATTTATTTTTATTGCAAGTTTTACAGGATTATCAAGTAATGATGTAAAGGAAAAAGAAATAGATTTTGTAATAGATGTAATGAAAAATATATGGAAAAATGCATTACCTACAGCATTGAAAAACTTTATTGAATCTCATGTAAATTTAAAGGAAGTTGAAAAAGAGGTTAAAAAAAAGATAGAAGACAGCTAACATTTAAAGAAAATTTATTAATTTGGTTTGACTTTGCTGAAAATTTAACAAAGTTATTCGATGAAGAAAAAATTATTGAATCCCTTATGAACCAGTACAGGGATTTTAATTATGTAAGCTATACCCTTGATTGTGAGTTCAGCCAAGGGTATAGCTTATTTTTAGAATCAAGAGAAAGAGAAAAGAAAGAAAAGTATTGGGATCTGTTTTTGGTTGATAGAAGTGGTGGATATAAAGGAAATTTTGAGGATTATTACAAAGAAAATACCAGACAGGCAAAGCAAAATGTAATGTCTTATGATGAAAAAGAGGCAGAGGAAAAAAGAATAATTGAAAAAGTATCTAAAATAGACTGGTCTAACATAAAAGATAAGGAAATAATAATATAATGCTTATTGAAAAATTTTATATAGATTGTACCCATAAAGTTAAAACTAAAAATCAAAGTACTACAAATAGGTCTATTCCAACATATACAGATATTTCAATTAAAGGTTATATTAGCTCTCAGAGGGATATTCCTGTTGTTGTTGCTGGAAAAAAGACAATTGATACAACATATAAGTTTTTTAGCTCAACATATAATTTTAAAAATGGTGACTTAATTATTTACGATGGTGATACTTATGAAGTTGCTGGAATGCCAAAAAATACAGCAAACAAAAGCCATCATTGCAGGATTTATGTAAGAAAAATAGAGGGAGTAACATAATGCAAATATTTGATTTGTTTGGTGATGTATCTATAAGAGGCGATTCGCAAGTTAATAATTCACTAAATAAAATTGGAGATACATTGTCCAATGTTGGCGGAAAAATGATGCAATTTGGAGGTGCTTTGACAGCAGGTATTACAGTTCCTTTAGCTGGTTTAGTTTTTCAGGGTGTGAAATATAATAGTACTGTAGAAGATTTACAAACAAGTTTTAGTGTTTTATTGGGTTCTGAGGAAAAAGCAATAGACCTTACAGGTAAACTTAAAAAAGTAGGAGCAGAAACACCTTTTGAGATAACTGGATTGGCTCAAGCTTCCAAAACATTATTAGCTTTTGGAGTAGAACAAGATAAATTAATTCCTACAATGACTAGAATAGGTGATGTTAGTTTAGGAAATAATGAAGCTTTTCAAAGCATGTCAAGAGTTATGGGTCAAATTTCAGCCTTAGGAAAATTGCAGGGTGGAGATTTAAACCAATTAATTAACTGGGGTTGGAATCCTCTTAATGAAATTACAAAACGGACTGGCGAAAGCATGGAAGAAGTCCGCAAAAGAATGTCAAAAGGTAAAGTTGCTTACAATGAAGTAGAACAAGCTTTAAAAGATGCTACAAGTGCAGGCGGAAGATTTTATGAAGGAATGGCAAAAGGGTCTCAAACTTTATCAGGAAAATTAAGCACATTATCAGATGTGTTTAATGATTTTTTAGGCAAAGTTACAAAACCTTTGTTTGATTATATACAAGATAAAGCAGTTCCGTTTTTGACTAATTTAATTGAAAAATTTGATAAATTGGATCCGTGGGTAAAAGATATTTCTGTGAAATTTGCTTTATTATTTGGCGCGATTGGCCCATTATTGTTAGTCGGAGGAACGCTAATAACTGTACTTGGTGGAATTGTAACAGCTATATCTGCAATTGGTTTGCCTGTTATTGCGGTAATTGGTGCTTTAGTTGTTTTCGTTGCAGAATGGGCAGCAATTATAACGGTGTTTACAATAATCGCTCAAAAAACGGGTATATTGCAAGCAGTTTTTAATTTTCTAAAAGATGTAATATCTGCTATAAATGCTGTAATACAAGGTGATACACGAAAGAGTTTTGAAATATTAACAGAAAAACTTGGCATGAGTGCAAAAGATGCAGAGAATTGGACATCTAAAATTTATTACGCAAAAGAAGCAGTGTTAAAAGTAATTGAAGTTGTAAAAAATGTAACCAAGTTAATTGGTGCAATATTTACAAATGATTCTCAGGCTATGGTTGATTTATTGCAAGAAAAATTTAAATTCACTTGGCAAGAAGCTGTTCAATTTGCTAAAAAAGTGAATGATTTAAGGTACAAGATACAGGAAATGGGAGAAAAAGCGAAAGAAATAGCATTGAAATTTATTGCAAAGTTTGCAGATAAAATACAGGAAACAGCCCAACTTATTTGGGATCATAGGCAAGAAATAGCGAAGTCAATAGAAAAACTAATCGACTTTGGCACAGCGGCAGCAGATTTGGCTAAAAAGTTTTATAAAGCTTTTTCTGATATAAAGAAAACAGCAAAAGATACAATGAACACAATAAGTCAGATTGCTATTCCAGGTTTTAAAATCGTTGGAAACGCTTCAGGTTCTATGAATTTTGGTGGAGGAATGACATGGTTAGGAGAAAGAGGGCCAGAACTTGTTACATTGCCACAAGGTTCAAGAATCCATACAGCGGCAGAAAGTAGAAGCATTATGAATAGAACATCAAACAATAATAGTAATGATGTTTATAACCTAAATGTAACTATTGATGCTAAAAATGTTAAAGATTTTAATAATGTAATAGCATGGATTGAAAATTTGAAAGTTGAAGCTGTAACAAGGAGGTATGGATAATGCCTTGGTTATACAGTAATACAGAATATCCAGACGAGCCAGCCTCTTATGAATGGCGTGGAGCAAATACATATAATCAGCACTGTGCGGCTATTGGCAGTGTACCTGCAAATGCTGCAATTACTCAATTAAGGGCATATGCAGCAGGTAGAACAAGTGCAGTAAGCACTTATTTAGTACTCTGGAATGCTGGTGGAAGTGTAATAAAATATTCAAGTGTTTTTTCAATGGCAGCAGGTACAGAAACCGGCGGCGGGCAAGCATGGCAAACTAAGTCTATAACAGCAATAAAAGTGGATGGTGGGACATACTGGGTAGGTTTATATAGAAATCCATCAGGAGGTCATATTTTCGGTCGCCCTAGCTCTCCGGGTGCAAGTGCATACCAAAAAACTAATACATCAAGCTTTCCGAGTCTTTCGTCAATGTCTGGATATAGTACAGATTCAGGCGACGAGGTTACAGTAGGATTATTTTATATTACTGCACCAGACGACCCAACTAGTGCAAGTGTAGCAAGGGTTAGTGATACAAGACACACAATAAGCTGGACAAGAAATGCAGATTCAGACAAGCCAGTTTATAATCAGTATGTACAAAGATATGACAATGTATCTGGAGCATGGACGACAATAGCAACAATAACAACAGATTATACTACAAATGGAGCACAAAGTTATACAGATACAACAACAGTAGCAAATAAAAGATATAGATACAGGGTTTATGCAAATAATACTTCTGGAAATTCTGGATATGCTTATACAGATTATATAAGGACAACACCAGCTGTACCTACAAGTGTGATAGCAACTCGTGTTGGTACAACTGTAGAAATTACCTGGAATGACAATGCAACAGCAGAAACAAATCAGACTATACAAAGAAAAACAAGTACTGATAATGTAACATGGGGTAGTTATTCCACATTGTCAAGTGCAATTGCGGCAAATACAGAAATATATACAGACAGCAGCCCGGCAAATTATAACAAATATCAGGTAAGGGCAGACTGTACAGATCCAACATTAAATAGCTCATATGTTGAGTCTGATGTTGTAATAATAATTCAACCACCATCAGCACCAACGAGCTTAATTCCAAGTGACTCAACTGCAATTGATGCAGATAATGCTTATACATTTAGCTGGACACATAATTCATTAGATGGTACAAGTCAGTCTAAATTTTCACTTCAATATAGAGAACAGGGCGGAGCATGGCCTGGAACTCCACAATATAACGAAACAGCAAGTACAGATAATTTTGTTGAAATTGCTGGAAGTACTTTTACAAATGGAACAACTTACGAATGGCAAGTAAAAACATGGGGTCAACATGCAACTGCTGGTGATTGGTCTGATACTGCAACATTTGTTGCAAGTACTACACCAGTAATAGTTGTAACAGACCCAACAGAAATAACAAATTATGCTTATAGTAGTCTTGAAGTTGATTGGGATTATACACAGCCAGATTCATCAAATCAGGTTGAATATATTTGTAGTTTATATGATTCTAGTGATACATTACTGGAAACCGTAACAGAAAATACAGATATATCAAATGGAGGCAGTGATACAGCAGTTTTTACAACTGCATTGACAAACAGTACTTCTTATAAAATTATTTTGCTGGTTAAAAGTGCAGCTGGTTTGTGGAGTGCATCAAACGAAGTAACATTTACTACATCATTTTTAGAGCCAACTACACCAGTTATTACGCTTCTGGAAAATAGCGATATCGGTGGAGTTAATATATCAATAGAAAATCCAGCTATTGTAGTAACATACAATGAAGATTCAGCACAGGACACATATGTAAATAGTACATATTCAGCCGCAAACTATAACGGAAATGGTCAACTTGATTTGATTGATGATACTGGTGGAGGTACAGACAAAAGTATTATTTTATTAGATTTTGACTTATCTGAATTTGCAGGTGACACAATAGTTAGTGCATATTTATATTTGTATAGAAAATATGCTTTGACTCCTGGTATAGACAGCACGGTTAATTATATAAAAACTGCATTTGATGAAACGACTGTTACTTATGCCACGATACCAACATTAGACACAACCGACCACGACGACCATACGCATAGTGCAGGAGATTCCGAAACATGGGATATCTCTACATTAGTTCAAGATATTTGCGATGGAGATATTGCTGATTATGAAGGTATTGCAGTTGTAGCAAGTACTACAGATGGTTCAGCCGATTATTTTTATGATAGTACAGTTGTAGGCAGTGAACCAGAATTAATTATTGAAATATCTCCAAGAAATGCAGAAACAGTAAGCAATAAAGTATACAGGTCTGTTGCTAGTGGAGCATGGGAATTAGTTGATGAAGATATTCCAGTTAATACAACTATTACAGATTATTTGCCTAGCGTTGGAGGTAACACAAATTATTATGCTCAGGCTGTAAGTGCTTTGCCTAGCACAAAAAACAGTGCTGAGGTTGATATAGATATATTGCATACAGGATATTACTACCTAAATGGTGGAAATGGGTATGAAGATTATATAAAACTTAGAGGCGACACTTCTATAAGCGAGCAATTTGGAAGGGAAACAAAACTCAAAAAATATCATGGTAGGGAATATCCAGTTAAACACGAAGGTGAAAACAAATATCAAATAATTACTTTTAGCTGTGATTTGCCAAAAACTGATTTTGAAACTATAAAAAATATTATAGAAACAGCAGGAAATCATTTTTACAGGAGCTATGAAGGCGACTATTTCCAATGTGGTATAACAAATCCAAATAAAAAAGATAAGAGCAATGCAGCTTATCAACTATCTTTAACTATAGAAAGGGTTGATAATAGTGGATAATAGTATATTTACTGGAAATAGGTATGAGACATGGAAATTTGAAAAATTAATTATTGCAAATGGAGAATATGTCCATGGCGGCTGGATAACTGAATATATAGAAGATGCAAGTATAAGCATTGATTTTGAAAGGGATATAATAGGCACAGCCAAATTTAAAATTGATAATTCACTTGATATAGATTATTTAGCAGATAGGATAAAAATATATTATGTTATATCTGGATATGAGTTTCCACTGGGTGTATATATGCCATTGCAATCACCACAGCATTTTCAAGATACAGATGTTGTAAGGAACATACAGGTATATGACCAATTAAAAGCTTTAGAAGATGACAAAATTACAACATCTTACTCAATAGCTTCTGCTACTGTAATAACCGATGAAATCGGAACTATTTTAAGCGGTGTTGGAACATGGGCAAAATACAATGTTGAACCTTCAATGGAAGTTTTGCCAGCAGACAAAAGCTATGAAATAGGCACAAGTAAATTATTTATAGTTAATTCATTATTAAACATGATTAATTATTACCCTATATGGGTTAGTGGAAATGGAGTATTTCGTGCTATTCCTTGGAGTGAAACAAAAAATATTACATGGGATTTTCAGGATGATACATTAAGCATTTATGAACCAGATGTATTAAGGGATATTGACTATACAAACGCTTATAACAAAGTATTAATAATTGCAAATCAATTGTCTAGTTCTGCAAATCTATTCAAAGAATGGACTATGGAAAATGAAGGAATAGAAAGCCATCCATTTTCTTGTACAAATATAAACAGATATGTAACAAAGGTATTTTATTCAGAGGCAAGCAGTCAAGATTATGTCGATTTGAGGGCAAAAAGAGAAATAAGAAAAATGATGGAATTGGCTGAAGCTATAGATTATCCACACGCATTTATTACCTCAAGGGAAAATGATGGTTTACCATATCAAGGTGACCATTTTAAATTTAAAAATACAGAACTTGATATTTATGAAACTTATAAAATAATTCGCCATGACTGGAATTTAAATGTAGGGCAGAGTGTAATTAGTAAAATAAGGAGAGTAACCGAACCACAGACATGAGTATATATGATTATATTTTAAATAAAAATACTGGACAGCAATTTTATACTGGTACAGTAATAACATTAAGCCCATTGACTGTAAAATTATTTGATGATGATACAGCAATTCCAGTTGTACCTACATCGAATCTTTTTGGTGTTGCTGTTGGATCTAAGTTGATTATGTCAAAAATTGATAATGAATTTTTTGCCGTTGGATATTCCGGAAGTCCTAAAATTGATTCTTGTCAGATTTATAGAAGCACAGACCAAACTGTCTCGGTTGATACAGCAACTAAAATTGAATTTAGTAATGAATTATTGAAAGTTGGAAGTAATTTAAATTACAATTCAACAAATAAAAGCATAGAAATAGGTGCAGGAATAAGCAAAGTTTCAGCACGCTCGCAATGTTTTTTATATGCAGATGATGTTGCTTGCCATACTTCGCTTTATATATATAAAAATTCTACATTATCTGCATGGCAATATTTTCCCGGAAGAGTTTCTGGGCAATCTGGTTTTCGTAGCATAAGTTGTTCTATTGATTTATCTGTTACTGAAGGTGATGACATATATGCATATGTAGAATTTGATATTGCAGATGCAAGCAATGTCATAAAAGGTTATACAGGTGCAAATATACTAATTGTTAAAGCATTAGAATATGATTTAGCATAGGAGTGATAATATGATAGGTTTAGATGGTCTTATAAATGTAAAAGAAATATATGGAACTCCTGTAATTGTTGATATATTACCAAAAAAATCAAATTATTCAAAATGGATAAAAAAAGATAATGAATATTTGACTAATCACAATACAGGAAATAGTTCAAAAGGTGCAAATGCACTAATGCATGCAGAATATTTAAAAAATCTTACCGAATCCAAAAGCTGGCATGTAACAATAGATGATAAATATATAATTCAACATTTACCTTTAAACGTAAATGGATGGCATTGTACCGATGGTGTCGGCTCTGATTCTGGAAATATGAATAGTATTGGTATAGAAGGCTGTATGAATAGTGATGGAGATTGGTCAAAAACAAGAATAAACATGATTAAATTTAATGTTTGGTGTATGAATAGTTTACCTAATCTGGTAGGCGACAACTGGAAGAAAACAATTGTACCTCATAAACACTGGTATAACAAAAATTGTCCTTCTGTAATATTGGCTGAGTCAGGTGGGTTTGATAAATTTGTTCAGGATTGTATAAGTTATAATTCTAATTTAATTTTAATAAAAACTGATGAAAAATGGATGGATATATTAAAAAAGGTATCTCCAATTTACTATAATAGCTGGATTAGCTTTGTCAATGAACATCATACTGAAGGTAAAATGAATGTTAAAGGATTAGTTGAGGTGATTTTTGAATATAACTTGAATCAATTAGAAAAATCAAAAAAAGATTACTCAGAATTAAAAAATAAAATAAATAAACTATGGGATGAATATAATGAAAAATTTAAATCAATTGCTTAAATTGCCTGTATTGAAATACGACTTGATTGATAAATCTAATTTTGAAAAAAATCAAATAGATAAAATTCTTGAAGAGATAGAAGAGTTTGAAACTGAAAAAGATTATCTAAAAAAATGCTGTGAATGTTTGGACGTGATCCAGGTTTCATTTTCTTTATTAGAATTATTTAATCAGGATATAATTGATCAGGCATGGAGATTGCATAATGAAAAACTTAAAAAGAAAAAGAGTTTTGAAATAAAAGGAATTTTTGAAATATTTCAGATTTGCAATAGAATAAAATTACAGGAGAAAACTAATGAATGAGATACTAACATTTGTTACAAATAACGGTATAGCTGTTGTTTTGATGTTTTATTTTCTTAAAAATAATCATAGAGCAATGACCGACTTATTGAAACAAAATGCTGAATTAATTAATGAAATAAGAGATATAAAGCTTGAACAAAAAGAAATATATTCAATAGTTAAAAATTGCAAAAAAAATACTGGTTAGGAGGTATATATTTTGTATAATAATAAGCAAGATAGAATAAGAAGCAAAGCTGTTTGGGTATCTGTAATAAGTTTAATATTACTTATATTTAATAGCTTTGGAATATTTGAAAAAATTGGTGCAGATGAAACAGCTTTTAAAACTATTTTTGAGATGATATTAACCATCCTAGTCGGCTTTGGAATCCTAAATAATCCTACAGATAAAGAAAATTTCTAAAATTATTTGACATTATAATTTAGTTATTATATATTGTTTATGTAAGTTTCAATCTTTGCAGTACCATCCATTAAAATAAGGATTGAAACAATTTTAAATTACTCCGTAAGGAGACAAAAACACCATAAATTATAATTTAATCCCCGTAAGGGGACATGATTGAAACTTACATATTGATGACAAATTTAAAATAGCTTATACATAGCAAAGAAAAAAAATAACCAGGTTACCTGGTTATTTTTCATATTATATTAGTATTTTTAACTTTAGTTTGAAATATTATTGGATATTGACTATCTTTTATACCTTCTATTAGTACATTTAGCTCTCCTGCAATATCATAAATGTCTAAATTTTTATATATCATCTCTTCATATTTAGAGCCTTTTTCGAAATTTTTTACATACCATTTTCCATTTTCAAATTTATTATAAGAATAATTATCCATGATTACATGTCCATCATATTCTTTGATTATGTCGTCTATTATGCCTAATAAACAATCTCTGAAAAATGATTTTTTATTTGTCATTTTCTTCATCCTTTCTATTTATATTAAAAATATAAGTTGTTTTATTCTTTTTTAGATTTTTTAATAAATCCTTCAATATTCTTCAAAGATATAAAATTATTTTCCTTTTTGTTTAAAATAGTTAAAACTATTACTACAATAACAAAAATTATTCCCTTCCAACTTATGAAAAAATCTAATAATAAATTACCTACTTGACTTTTTTCCAATTTATCAATTATATGTTCCATTTTTAAATTCCTTTCTTATATATCAAATTTTGTCCCAGATAAATCTATTTCTCTGTCATTTTCGTCGATGTATATATTTAATGTCCTATTGTTTCCATGTCCAAGATACTTTCTTATTTTTTCTTTTCGTTCTTCCTCTGTTTTTGCCATATACCTTAAGTTTATAGTTTTTGCTGTTACTTTTCTTAGTTTGTGAGTTTTAAAGCCTAATCGCCACGCCTTAACTCTTAAAGTACTTTCTTTGTAAAATAATATATACTTCCTCTCTTCTAGTTCTAACAGATTATTGTATAACCAAACATCTTTTAAAATTGTTGCTACCCTTCTACTTTTATTATTTTTCGATTCTCTAACCAGTACGAAAATTTTTCCGTCCTGGAAGGTTAGATCACTTTTTTTTAAATTTGCTATCTCTGATATTCTTAACCCTGTGAGCTGTTGAAGTCGAAAAGCTAATTTAATTCTTTTATTTTTTATAGCATTAATTTTTTTATTTACTGTAGATAGTTTAGTAATAGTCTTTACAGGTCTTTTTCTTTTAGTTTTTCTTTGTAATTCACTAAGTTTCAATACTTTATCGTTATAATAGATGTCTTGTGCTTTATAAAAGAGGGCGAGGGCGTTCTTTGTCTGTCCTATATATTCCCGGCTCTTACCTTCAAGGCTGTTACTTTGATAGTATTTTATTCTATTATAATAATATTTTGCTGTTGTTTCTGATAGTCCTTGTGTTTTAAGATATTCAAGATACTCTAATTTAGTCATGTCCTCGCCTTCCTTTCAAAATTCGTTTCACTCATTTTTCAAGCGCTATATAAAATATAATAGCTCGCTCGCCTACTCACTCACTATATATATTATATATAGCAATAACCGTTATTTTTTTATAATGCTCTTATTGCTGTCAGTTCATATTGATATGTGTGTTAATTATTAGCTGGGTATATAGGTACTTTAGATTTTATACACCCAGCTAATAATTTAATTTAATTTTAAAAATTTGGCCCCCTAAATGACTATAACTTTTAAAATTTCTATGCTGTTAATCTAAGTCTATATCAATTGTCTCAATATTTTTGTCATTTTCTGTATTTCCTTTTACGATTTTTAAATCATTTTTATCAAGTTTTTTATTATTAATTTCTGTAAGTGTTTCCTTATCCCAGAAAAACACTTGAATTTCTATATACTTAACACCCTGCATTATAACTGCCCGCCCTTTTATGTCTGGGAGTTCACTGGCTATTTTACTACTTAAAACAATATTACTAGTTGTGTGTATTGCTTTGAAACATATTCTATAACCGAACTGGTCGCGGGTTTGCCCCTCTAATATGCCGACATCGGGCCGCTGTGTTCCGCATATAAGATTTAGACCAAATGCCCGGCCTAACCTTGCAATTGATTTTAAGTTATTCTCTACATCATTCCTGAGTTTCTTAATATCACTGTCTTTCATGCCTTCAACTTCAATTATTTCTATAGCTTCGCCTAGCTCGTCAATAAAAAGATACTCTCTTTTCAAGTTTTTCCTGGTTATCTGGTTATACTCTTTTAGGTTTTCGGCCCCTGCATCTATAAATAATTTTTGCCTTCTTTTAATCTCTTTTTTAAACTGTAATAAAAGTTCTAAAAGTTTCCTATGCTCTGTTATAACTTCACACTTGTTATTAAACCGCATGAAGTCCACACCGCCCTTGAAGTCGCCTATATAGACTTTACAACCATGTTTTAAGCACTGAAATATAACAAGCTGTATAAATTTAGTCTTTCCAGTCCCAGGCATACCGCCAACAAGCAAATTAGAATTTATATTAAAGTCTACAGTAATTAATTTACCTGTTTTAATGTCTTTTCCAATATTAAATATTCCGTCTTTAATGAGATATTTATTATCCCACTTTATAATATTTTCTAACTCCATCATTTCTCTAGCTCTTGCTTTTGATTCTATAACTCTTTTAAGTCTTTCTATTTCCTTTTCCTGTGCATGTCTTTTTTCAGTGAATGTAATTTTCCCAATTAACCATTTAGGTAATTTGAAAAATATATAATATGGCATCTTCAATATGATCATAAAAGTTTCCCATTGTTCCTCATTTTCTTGGTGCCTTTTTCTTGAAAACTCTATATCTGCAATTTCTTGCTTATCAAGAGTTTTTTTATTTTGTTTTTGTTTTTCCTCGTATAGTTCCATTTTAGATTTATTATTTTCCATATCACACCTCAATTCAATTCTTTTTCAGCAACTACAAATGTCTTATTGCCTTCTGTCTTTATTATTCCTTCTTTGTCCAGCTCTCTTTTAGCTGCCTGAATTGTCCTTTTCGGCAATTCAGTTAATTTTTCTAAGTCAGACAGTGAAGGTGCAATATTATTTTCATTTTGATTATTTAATATTGCATTTCTGACAATTTCTAAATCGTTTACGCTGACAAAGTCATCATTTCTTTTTGACTCTGTATCGCTGTTATAATTTGATTCTTTTGAATCATTTACGCCGCAAATATCAGAGCCATTTTTTTTGTTTTCAAGCCTTAAAGTAGTTCTATAATTCAATACTCTAAGTTTAGGTTTTTCCTTGATTTCTTTTACTTCTACTTCTAAACTGTTGTCAATCAAGGAATTTAAATTATTGTTATATTCATGCTTGATTTTTTGTGTGATTGGAAAAAATTTATTTAAAAAATACATTTTAGCTATGTCTATAATACTATTATTGTTTAATTTTTCTTTTGAAAATGAGTAATTGAGTAACATTCTATCAAATGAAAAAGGTAAAAGTGTAATGATTCCAAAATCAAGCAATACACACAAAATAAAATACATTACTTTATCTATGTTTGTTGTTATATTTAATTCTGCCAAAAAGAATCCATAATTGTTGTATACCATAAACACAAGTAAGCCAGCCCTGAGCAACAATATTTTACTATAATGATTTCTGTAGTGTGTCTTAATTTTACTTATAAAACAATTTGCAGAAAATATGCTCAATCCTGAAAATATAACAGTAAATATATAAGCTATTTGTGGCAATCCAATTTTATCAACATCTTTTACATTGTGTGATATGCTAAGCAATATAGTAGCAACCACACCAGTTAAGCATAATAAAAAAATTAGAAAGCCTGTTATTCTAACACCTAAATTCCTCATGCTCTCACCCCATTTAATAATTTAATTCTTTTTATCGCTTCTTCTGATGTAATTTTCCCAGAAAGAAAATTTCTAGTAATTATTCTTCCTGAAATAGACGGGTAACAATTTTCTATTGCCAATGTTCCTGCAACATTTTTTTCTATAAAAAATATTTCTTGATTTGTTAATGAAATTTTATTCATAAAAAACACCCCTTCCAGAATATTGTATTTTTACTCCAGGGGTTATATAATATCCCTAGAAGTATTATTGATTTAGCAGTGTTTTAATTTGTCAGGTTAGGCACTGCTATTTCAATTTTGTTTTAATTTCTTCTTCATCCCTTAGCAAATTACTGTCATATTCTACAGTTTTATTGCCAAGTATGATTTTTGGAATTTCTTTTTCTTTTTGTTTTCTTTTACTATCAAATTTAAACAAGTATTTTAACAATTTTAAAAGCATAATTTATTCCTTTGTGAAACTTCAAAATTATTTAATTTTAACATTTTTAAAATCTATAATTTTAAAAATATCTTTATAACCAATTTGTTTTATCAATTTCCTTATTACAAATTTAATAGCTAGAGTTTTATTTGATTGCAATTCTAAAAACTTTATAACATCGGCATCTTTTGTTTTATTTAATCTAATATATACGGCAGGCATTTGTTTTCCTCCATAGTTTTTAATAATTATATCATAGTGTATATACATTTGCAATACATCGCTTTTTATTAAATAACATATTGTTTATAAATATAAAAACTTATTTGACATGTTTTTTCATAGTAAGTATAATAATAATTATTACATAACAAGGGAGTGTCATAAATGAATTTAGTTAAAGTAAAAATGAACAAAAACTATGCACAGGTTATAAAAGCATATATTGTTCTGAATGGATTCACACAAAGTGAAGTTGCTGAAAAAATAGAAATGGATAGAGCATTATTTAATTTAAAACTTAACAGAAAAAGAAATAAAAAATTTACAATAGATGAAATGATAGATGTCGCATGTACTTTAAATGTAACACTTGACCAGATTTTTTTAGATTCAAATGTTGCATAAACAGCAAAAAGAAGTGTCTGCCGTTGCCAGGTAACACTTCTTTAAAAATATTTTATTCACAAATTTTATTATTGCAATTATAAATTAACATTATTGCAACATTTTTTTAATACTACTTTTTACAATTTAACATAATTTAGAAATATAGTCAAGTTTTCAGTTTTAAATGATATAAATTTTAATAATTAAGATAGATTATTCAAGTTTTTAAGGAGATTGAAATATATGAGTAAAATAATAAGAGTTCAAAAGGATAAAAACAATCCATATGTAATTTTAAATAAAAATTTTCTAAGTGATAAAAACTTATCATGGAAGGCCAAAGGCATTTTATCTTATCTATTAAGCAAACCTGATGATTGGGAAGTAGTTATGCAAGATTTAATTAATCAATCAAAAGATGGTGAAAAGTCTGTAATTTCTGGAATAAATGAGCTTAAAAAATACAATTATATAAAAAGATTTCCAATTAGAGATAAATGTAAAATTATAAAATGGGAAACATATGTTTATGAATACCCTCAAAACCAAGATACTCCACTTGTTGCCGAAAATAGGGTAGTAGCTCAAAGCCACGAAAATAGTCTACTCGCCGAAAACCTACAAGTAGAAAACCTACAAGTAGAAAACGAAGGACTACTAAATAATGATCATACTAATAATGATTTAACTAATAATAATATATTGGCGATTGAAGAAAATTTTGAAAACCTCTGGTCTTTATTCCCTAATAAAAAAGGGAAGGCATCTGTTAATAAAAAATCAAAGGAATATTTTTATAATTTAGGTTTGGATAAATCTAAAGAAATAATTAATAGATATTTAAAATATGTTGCTGAAAGAAGAAAGGAGTTTCCGAGCTTAGATTATAAGTATGGCTCTACTTTCTTCAACAGTGGTTATATTGACTATTTAGACGAAAATTATACAGAATATAAAGCTAAAGTTTACAACAACAAGCCACAGCAGTCTACAAATTACGAACAGAGAAAATATGATGATGATTTTTTCGAAAATTTATATGACAATATTGAATATATTAAATAATAGGAGGAACTTATGAAAAAAAATAAAAATATGAAAATGTTTGATTTGCATTTTGATGATGACATAAACTTAATTTTCAACAGCAGAGCAACTGAATATATTAATAAGCTTAAAATAGGCAATATAATTAATTTTACATTTAAAGAAGATGGTAGGATTAGCAAAAATAAAAAGTTAAAAAATCTTAAATATTATACGGGCATGGTTAAAAAAATATACCCAAATAAATTTTGTATTAACGTTGGTTTAGAAAACAGGAGAGAAACAATGCTTGTTACTGCAAATGATATCTGTGATGGCAGATATCAAGAAATTATAGAAGAAAGGATTATAGGATAAAAACATATGAAAAATAAGAAAAATTTTATGGAATCACCATTTAACATTGATGAATTAGAAAAGGCAAGTAAAGAAGTTTTTGAACTTGTAAGACCAGCTCAGATTAAAATAAAAACTAAACCAAAGTTAAAAAATAATGTACAAAAGTACAGGGTATGGAAAAATATGATACAAAAAGATTTGGCTGAAAAAATTTACATATCTGTATCTGAATTGGCTTTAATAGAAAAACAACATATAAATAGACCTCGATTAGAATTAAGACTTAGAATATGTGAATTTTTTGGCGTTAGTCATGACCAAATGTTTTTTGAAGATGATGAAGTTTTTTTATAATACAGAAATAATCATCATTTATATTTCCAAAAATACAACACTATAATCTACAAAAAGAAAAAGCATAGATTTATACATAAATTTCCGCAGTCAATTTAAGGCACAATTTTGAAAGAAAAAATGATAAATTAAATTGGAGGATGAAATGTATATTTTGGCAGATTCAGTGTATGATAAATTAAATAAGCAATTAGAAGACGATTTTATAATGCTGAAAGATAAATGCGATTATAATACTGCATTAAATGAAAGGATTAAAATCGAAAAAGATAAAAAGGAATATGATCAAGACTATATTAAAAAAATGATTATTGATTTAAACTTTGTTAAATCAGATATTTTAAAGTTGTCTACAACAACAGATGTTTTGAAAAAAATATTAAATGAACTGGAAGAAACAAAAAATAATGTTAAATTTATTTTGATTCATCCAGAACTTACTGGAAATGAAAAATATCAAGAAATCAAAAAGATATCTATAAATTTTGTGCCTCAACAAAATGAAATTCTCATGATATCTGGTGAATATTTCTGTGTAACCAAAAGAATATTTAATATTGACAATAATATATTGGATATTTATTTGTCTAAAACTAAGAGGTGTGGCCATGAATAGAGAAGAACATTTGAATTGGTGTAAAAAAAGAGCTTTAGAATATTTAAAACCTAAAGATATGTGGGGGAGTTTTGTATCTGATATGAAAAAACATGAAGAAACAAAAAATCATATGGCTATTGAATTAGGTGCTATTCTATTTTTTACTGGAAATCTTAATACTGTTGAAGAAATGAAAAAATTTATAAATGATTTTAATTAAAAAAACGAAAGGTGAAAATTATGTTAAAAGAAGAAGATATAAAAAGAATATTCATAAATGAATCAGGTGGAATACATCCAACAGAATTACCAGAGGTTGAGTTTATCCAGCTACATGAATTAAAACAAATAGCTAAACAACTTAAAATTGCTAATAAACTTAAGCTTTTTGAAACAGTTTTACAGATACCGAGTTTAGGATTTCATGAAGCTGATTTATTTACAGATTTATTCACTTACCAACTTGAAGATTTAACAAAAATTAAGGATGAATTGTATAGTGAAGAACATGAAAATGAGGGTTGTGATAATGAAAAATAAAATAATAAATGCAAAATATAGTGTTTTCAAGGACTATGGAAACATATATATTGGCAGACTTACAGCAGATATGATTACAGAATTGGAAAACAAAATAATAAAAAATAATATGAAATACAAAATATGTAATAATTATATATGGAGGATTTAGGATATGTTGGTTGATTTTATTGAACAAGGATTGATTAAGAAAAAACCAAATGCGGAAGATTACACAAAATTTAAAGAGTGTAATTGTAAACTGATACAAATAGAGCAAAAAGATAATCATTTTCTTATGTATTTTGAAAATAATAATGCATTTTTCCAATTGCCTATTTACAGATTGCCCGTTTATGGAGATGATGATTTCTCAAGTTATAGAGTTGGAAACTACTATAACATAAAATTTAAAATAGAAAATGCTATAGTAGAAAATGTACTGAAGGAGAATGAAGAATGATTACTTTAAATATTATAGCAGCAATATTAAATATAATTGCAATTGTTGTATGTATTGTTGCTTTAATAGTATTTATACATGAACAAATAGATTTACCAAATTATTTTGATAATAAAATTAAAATTATACTTTTTAGCATACTTTTAATTTTAAATATATTAGCATTGCTAATTTTGTAATTTAAAATAAAAAAAAGAGTAGGGCAACACCTACTCTGAAAAATTTATCCGACAGCCTTTTTTTATATTATAGCAGAAAGGGCTGATTATATGTGAAAATTTTATATAACTATATTTCTATAAAAACAGAAATATCGATAATTGAAAGTAACATAGAATATTACGAAAAACTACTGAGACAGGAAGACTTATCGGAACTAGAATACTACAAACATGCCACTTTTTTTGGAGTAAGAGACGTAAGTATTATATATTCAGAGGTAGAGAAACAAGTATTGAAAAGAGAAACAGCCCACAAAATGAATCATCAAATAATCAGAGAATTATTGGCAAGAGCAAAAACAAAATTGTTGGAAAGGAGAAATCAGGTTGATAATATTGATAAAGCAATCAATGCTCTTACCTTTGAAAATAAATATATTGTAAAATGTAAATATTTTTATAAAATGACTTATAAAGATATTGCTGAAAACTATAGCAGAAAGTTTAAGATATATTTGACAGAACAAACACTAGCAAAAAGGGTAAAAGATTCTGTCAAAAAAATAAAATATAGGATTAATCCGATATATGATACAAGCATAATAAACATAAATTTTAATTATTTAAAATGAAAGGATATTTTATTTAAATGGATACTGAAAGATGTAGAATATGCGGAGAATATACAAAAAAAGCAGGTATATATTATTGCAAATATTGCTATGAAAACGAACATCAGCTTATAAAAGAAATGGAATTTAATATTGCTAATATTAAAAGTTCAGAAATTAAAAAACTTAATATACAAAAACCTAAGCCTAAATTATATAAATTTATTTTTACATATACTGAAAATGATAATAATTTAGATGAACTGAAAATAAAAGAAATAACAACAGGAGATTGTAGTAATGCATTAAGGTTATTTCACAAAACAGTCAAGCATCATATAAATTATATGATAACAAATATTGCCATAACAAAAATTTAAAAAAAATGGAGAAACTTATGAAAAAATTAATTGAAAAAATTCTAATAAAACTTGGCATTTTAGCAAATGAGCAAGAAAATAAAATTTGCAATGCAATTGATTTGCAATTAGAGAAAGAAAGGATGATTAAAATGAGTGAATATGCTGGAACTTATGTGAACGATGATGGCAACCATTATTGTCCAAAATGTGAAAATATAATTTTGTTGCCAAATGCTGCAACACCTTTATGTAATACGTGTTTCAAAGAAGAATATGAAGAAAATGAAGAAAATAAAGAACATGAAAAACAAATTTTGCATTATTGTCCAGAATGTGGACTTGCTAATTTTGAGCCATTATCAAATACTGATTTATGCAGAGATTGTTATAAAAAACAGTTTAAAGATGAAGTTTTTAATAGAACAGAAAATACAATTATACCTGGTGAAACATTTATAAATGGCAAAACTTATTCT